ATCCCCGCCCCCGATACCCATTGGGGGTATTCGAATGAGTTTACGATTCCCATCCGCCCCACCGAATGGCGGGAACCTTCGCTTTCAAACTCCACCATATCCAGCGCCAAGGCTTCAGGTCACTACGAATGCTTGGTGCTGGATGATACGGTCGGAGATACCAATAGCAAGACCCCCGACCAAATTCAAAAGGTAATTGACTGCTACGCCGATGCCCTTTATCTGCTCGAACCTGACAGCTATGTCGATGTCATCGGTACTCGTTGGGAATCTAATGACCTTTACGGCGAACTACTCAAGCGGGAAGAAGACCTAGTTGCGGCAGGGGAACCACTTGCATTACAAGTTTGCAAAATGGCGGCATGGAATCTCAAAAAAGGCGTCATCCTGCAACAGAACGATTACGGCGCTCCCATCATGCATGCCGAGGATGTTGAGCTACTTTATCCGGAGCGCCTGAAGTTCAGCATGCTGAATAAGCAGTACCGGGCTAACCCATACGCTTTTAGCTGCCAGCAGCTTAACCAACCTGACCCGCTGATTGAGGCTCTTCAGGCATCATTCCCGCTGGACATGCTGCTCAGGCATAAGTTGCCCTATGACAGCCTTCCATACACCGGCAAGAAGTACATTTGCTGGGATTTGTCCGGATACTCGCAGCGAGCCGGAAACGATTATACGTGTGGCGTGGTTGGCATCGTTGACGACCAACACCGCCTTTTCGTGCTCGATATTATCCGTGGTCGATACAACCCTGTTCAGCAGGCGGCGGCAATAGTCGAAGCCGCCAAGCAATGGCAGCCCGAGACCACCATCATTGAAGACGCCCAAGGCGCAAGAGCCCTTGAGCCCACCGTTGTGCGCACCGCTCAAGAGTGTCGGGTTACTTGTCCGATCATGTGGGCATCACCGCCAAGGTTCAAGGATGCAAAGAAAACCCGCATTGGATTTCTAGCTACCATGCTGCGCTCTGACCGGCTATGGTTTGCTAACTATGTGGAAGGATTGAAGTACCTGTTTGAAGAGCTTACCGCATATCCCTATTCCCGCCACGATGACGTTTCCGACGCACTGTCGATGTTGGTTTTGCATGTCGGTGATCTAACCGGGCTAACAACCCCCGCCGCCCCCAAGATAGACCATGTTGAATTAAGGCGACGGGCTTTTGAACACATGTTATTCGACGATACGACCCCCGCTAGTGTCCCCTCTGGTAATCAGTCCGGCTTACTCGGTATGTCGCTACTTCGCTAACAAATTCATATACCGAGTCCTTTTATATGGCACTGATTGACCAACCGCACGTCTCCGTAACTGCCCCTATCACCCCCGATGAAATCAAGATTGGTGGAGTTCCAACTGAATCTGGAGCCCTGAAGCTCTGTGTCCAAGATTATCTAAGAACTGAAGAATGGCTCAGAAGCAAACAGTGGGCTTTAAGGTGGGCGTTTTCGCAGTTAATGTACGAGCCCCTTATCACCAATAACACGTGGGAAGGGACCGACGTACCCCGAGCCAACGTCAATTTCTACACCGTTGCTAAACACGTCCAGAGCATCTTGCCCCAAATTATGAACGGGCTGTTTGCCGATGACCCGCCATTTTCCCTAACCCCCAGACCCTCAGTAACCGAAAACACCGCCCGTGCCGTCAGTGCTTTGCTGCATTTCCAGCTTGAAGATTGCGGTTTCCGGGAAGAAATCAGAATTGGCGTCAGGGATTGCCTCACCTTTGGCACCGGCATATGGAAATGGTCATGGCAGAGTTTCACCCGCAAGGATGAGATTTACCACCGTAGTAAAGACCCCATCACCATTAAGTCCGACGTTCCCGGCTTGCCGGATACCACGTTGCATACCACCGAGTCCGACACGATTGAAGTTGAGGAAATAACCGAGAACATTGATAAGCCGATCCTAGAAAACTGCGACCTGCGGGAAGTCTTTGTTGATCCTTCGCTCCGCTATCCGGATATTCGCAAAGCGAATTTTGTCATTCACCGCATGAAGTTGAATGCGGAGGAATTGGAAGACCTTCGCAATTATGAAGGCTATGAAATCCCCCCGAAGGAAGAGCTACACGACCTGCTCTTTCCGCCCGAAGAGAAAGCTCCGGTTGGGTTACTGGAAGCGCAGAGGATTGCACCTAACTTCACACACCAAGCCGCCAGCCGTGACCAAAAGAACACGGTTGACCCCACTTTCGATGATAGTAAATTCGAGCTACTGGAGCGCTGGGACAAAAACAAAGTAATTACGGTCCTGAATCGGAAATTAGTTATCCGGAACGAGCGTAACCCATTTGGAAGACTGCCGTTTGAAAGCGTTACTTGGTACGACGTTCCCAATTCCTTCTATGGTCTGGGCATCGGAGTCACCCATGCATTTGAGCAGCTAATCCAGAAGGGCTTGACCGAAGCCCACTTGGATGAAGTCTTTTTCAACCTGAATCTGCCCATCCTTATTCAGCAAGGCAAGAACGTTCCTGTCCAAAATATCCGCATGGCGCTTGGCAAATTCCTCAAAGTTGAGGATGTGAACGCCATCAAGCCGATGGACCGCATTCAGGCGGTACCGGAAGCCTTCGCCGAGGTGCAGATGTCGGAAGCCCGTGCCGAATCCGTTTCGGGCGCAAACGAGCTAATCACGCAGGGCAACATGCCTGCCCAAGGCAGAACCAGTATCACCCGCACTGCCACGGGTAGCAATCTATTGGCGGCAGGTTCGGGCGCACGGTTGGAAGCATTCGTTGAGCGCATCGGCGATCAGGTATTCGAGCCCACCCTTGATGCCTTCCACGAGATGAACAGGAGACTCTTACCGTTGGAAAGACTCCGCTACATCCTCAATGACGAGCTTGCCCAAGCCTACGAAGGCGATCACTTGGACATTCTCAATGCCAAGGTTACTTTCGATATTCTCGCTGCCGCCCGCATGGCTGCAAAGAGAAATATGGCGCAATCGCTCCCGATGCTCACACAAATGTTAGTTACAGACCCAATGCACACCATGTTGCAAGCCCAAGGTAAAAAGCTGAACGTGGTCGAACTTGTAAAGATGTGGTTTGACGTGAGTGGTTGGAAGAACTACGCCAATGTCATCCTCGATATGACACCTGAGGATGAGCAGAGAGCCGCCATGCAAAATCCTGCGGTACAGCAGATTGGTGTTCAGAAACAGAAACAAGCCGGGGAAACCGATTCCACACTTCAAGTGGTCGATGCTGAGAACAGTGCCCGTGCATATCGGGAGCTACAGCGTCAGGTGATAGAGAAAGCCGGGGAATCCGAGGCGGTTAATGGCTCCCCCGGCGATCAGGGCTTTGGGAGTAACCAGTAATGCCTTTAATCAAAGCCAACCTGACCCACGATGAGCAGGAAGCCGTAACAGCCTACGACCGGGGGAATAAGCTCCGGGGATACGCAGACGACCCCGGCTGGCAACTACTCATGGTGCTATTGAAAGAGGAAGCCGACCGAGCCAAAGCCAAGCTGGAGAGTACAAAAAGTACCGATATTCACGAGATTTTCTATCTCAAATGCCGTCAACGGGCAGTCACTGAGTTAGTGGATTCTCTCACTGCCACGATTCAAAGTTACATCGAATTTGCGGACAATCCGCCTTCGATAATCGCAAACCTTCACTTTTAACCCAACTGCCGACTATGCCCGGATTGGCATACAGGAGTCAACGTATGGATTTAGAAAAACTTCGGGCAGCCGCCGAAGCTGAGTTTAACAAAAATAAAGTCGCAGAACCACAAACCCCGGATGTTCCGGTTATTACAAGTAGCGAGACCACAGTAGTCCCGCCAACAGTTACCCCGCCAGCTACGGAAACCATCCCGAAGCATAAAGCATGGCGGCGTGAAATCGACTGTGGGGATGGAGCTGGCGTTCAAGTTTTCGAGGGTGACACGAAAGATGAGCTAATCGAGGCTCTTTCAACTGCCCAGCTTAACGCCACGAAAAAGATTCGTGAGCAGAATAGGCGCATTAAAGAGCGCATTTTGCCTGAGGCTGCTAAAGCTGAAGTTAAGTTTGAGCCCACGGCGCTGACGGTTGATGAGCAGTTTGCTATCTCGCAAGAGTTGCAGACCAACCCAGCCGGGGCGATTTCTAAACTATTCAAGTCTACTGTAGGGGTCACTCCTGAGGAACTCCGGGAAGTACTAGCGGAGTCAAGGCAAGCAGCCCAGCAGGCACAGAATCAACGGGAAGGCGCAAAGTTTGTAGCTGCCCATCCTGAGTATAAAGATGATGCGGTAAATGGTAAAGCCATGATGGAGTATCTCCAGAAAAACAATATGGCTGCTACCGCTTCCAATTATGAGATTGCTTTCGATGCATTGACCGAAACCGGATTGGTTAAGGTACATGATCAGAAAGAAGTAACCGCACCCCCTGAAAAGGTGTTGCGGGGTAAAAAGGCGCACGTCGGCATCAGCCCACGTCAATCTAGCGCAGATGACGTGCAAGCCGAGCCAGACGAACCTACTGTCGAAAGCATGATGAAACTGTCACCCGACGAGCGTAGACGGATTGTCCTCCGCTCAACACGGAAACAGTAGTCATGCTGGCGTGATATGACCACGGTCATATTAACCCAAGTACCAAAGAGTATTTATGAGTTTAGCTGCATCAGCAGTAACTAACGCCAACTTGACGAACACTCAGGCTGTCTATTACGATTCGCTCGCAATTGACGCCTTCTTCGCCAACCTTGGCTTCCATACCCTGACCACACCCCGTGACCTTCCGTTACATCGTGGTAAAACAATTCAACTGTTCTCCTATGCATTGGCTCCGTTCATTAGCGGCGTCACTGCGGGGAACCAACCCGGTACCGCTACTGAAGGCACCGTTGGTAGCGGACTTGTTCCGACCGCCCCCGATGTTCAGGCTGTCATTGGGCAGTACGTCGATTACATCACCGTGTCAGATTTGGCACTGGATGTTGCTATCGACCCGATGTTGGAAAACCTCAATAAAATGATGGGCTATCGTGGCTCTCTGATTGTCGATAGCATTGCCCAGATGGAATTCGATGCGGCTTGCTCAATCGATACCACCACGGTTGTCGATATTGCTGACGGTTCTTATCTGAACGCTTCTGCTATCCGTAATGCCGCAGGGTCTCTGTTTGGACGCAACGTCCGCCCGTTTGCCGATGGCAAGCTACACGGCATCATGTCTCCTTACGTTGCTGCCGATTTGTTCAATGATACGACTTACAACGGCGTCACGGACATTTTGAAGCGTTCCGTCGAGGGACAGAAGTTGATTCAGGAAGGCTGGGGCGAAGGTCACGACTATGAAGTCATCGACTTTGCTGGCACCCAATGGATTTCTTCAACCAACGTACCGCTGACCTCTGGCGTACCGATCACGGGCAAGTCTGCTTACTCCTGCTACCTCGCTGGATTAGACGCAGTGTTCGGCGTCAAGCTGGGTGGGTCTGATGTCCCTGAAGGTCGCAACTTCAAGGCGGAAATCAAGACTTTCGCTGCGAGTGCTGCTGATCCGGCAGGCGTCATCCCCGGAGCCGTGAGCTTTAACCTGAAATACGTTTGTGCTCCCCGTCCGGGTACCGGAAGCGGAAGCATGGGCTTCAAGCGTATTCGTGTCGAAAGCGCCTGCTCCTAATTCACCCCTAACCAACGTGGGCTGGTGTAACAAGCCAGCCCATTGTTTTACATGTGCCTATGTCCAATGTAGTTTCTCTCGACCGCACCTACTGTAACATCTGCCAAACCCTGAAACCGTCTTCCGATTTCTCTTCACAAGCACGGGCTCAAGCACTGGCAGGCGATGAAAACGCTGCCTGCCTACCCTGCGTTAATCGCCTTTACGATTCTCGCCTTGCCCGTGACGAAGTTGAACCGTACCTCAAGCAAGATATGGCTGTTCGTAACAAGCCATATGAGCTATCGGGGCAGGAAGAGCGCAAAGACTCTCCTGCCCGCTGGGGTCATGTATTACATAGCAGTGAGCTACTGTTGCGGCTTCAACGCATCATCCCAAACTTACATGTCAAAGACGGTCGTATCGGCAATGACGTTTCCTTGTTTCAGGTTATCGGCGACGAAATCAAGTATTTAGTTTGGACGCACCAAGGCAACCTGCCCGAGTACAGCATTGTCGTTACTAACTGGCAGAACCGTCCCGTCCGAGAAATAAGGGGCTGGCGAACAGTACTGCTTCGGCTAATCAAAGCCGGGGTCATCACCGAAGAACAAGCAGTAAAGCAGTTTGGCAGCCCGACCAATGGCGAAGCTGCACGATTTTATTTACAAGAGTTGGCTTGGCATAGAAACCAACGGAATTTAGGAAAAGATGGCAACTAAAGATGATGTAAAGCAAGCTCTCCCGGCTGAGACCGTGGAGTTTATGAAACAAATGAAAGCTCTCTTCGTTGACGAAGCTGAAGAGGAACGCAAGAGAGACGAGCGAGACCTCCGAGCAAAAGAGCGAGCCCAGAAAGCAGCCCAGCAAGCCATTAACGCCAAACAGGAACAAGACCGGCTGGCGGGTATGGCAGCCATGAAGGCAGCTTGCACCCATCAACGTCAAGATGGCTCGTGGAATTTACAAGGTCAGCGCAGTTGTGATGGCGTCATCCGGTTCATGTGTCCGCAGTGCCGTGGTCAGTTTGCCCCCGGCGATCCGGCTTACGAGACATTACTCAAGTACATCAATCGTGAGCGCCTTGGGAATGCGAGACAGCAAATCTAATGCCGCCCACGATTTTACTTTCGGGAACGATTAACTGGGCTCAGACTTTTACCCGCCTTCAGCCTCTTACGGGCGTGGGCGGGGTAGACACCGAACCCGCTGTCACCATTGCCAATACTGTCAAACAGTTTATATTGGCTCCCCCGTTTGCTTGGGCATGGAACCGCACGACTGCGACTTTCACCACAACCGCCAGTGTGCAGGATTATAGCCAATCCTTATCGACATACGGTTGGCTGGAAAAAGCCGTGGTCTCCAGTGCCGCTGGCACCTACGAGGCTGAAGTGAAAATGCTGTTACCGGATGCTGCCGAAACTGGTCGCCCGGTTCACGTCGCTCCTTATCTCGATGACGGCGCTGGAAACATTACGTTTCGTATGTACCCGGTCCCGGATGGCATTTATACCGTTAAATTGATTTTTCAAAATGCTGCCCCGATGTTCACGGCGCTCTCCCAGACGTGGAGTCCTCTGCCGGACAAGCTCCTGTACCTGTATAGCAGTGGCTTCCTTGCTCATGCATTGGAACAAATCGACGATCAGCGCTTCCCGACCCAAATGCAATTGTTCATGCGTCAGTTAGTCGCTGCCAATGCTGGTTTGCTGGAGTCAGAAAAGAACATTTTCTTAAGTGAAAAACTTGTATCTGCAAGGCAGCAGCAATCTGAATTGCTAGGTGTGCAGCAAGGCAGGCAGGCAAGAGGTTAATCATGCAGAACTGCACAATCACAATTCAAAGCACGTTGGATTACTTCAGAAATGTTGCCAGCCTAACAGCGGTCCTTGGAAACCCCGTTGCCGGTTACGGCGGCACCAATCCTGCCATTAATATTGCCAATGAAGTAGTGGCTGAAATCTTATGCGAGCCGTTTGATTGGAAATGGAACCGGATAAAGCCACCCTCGTTTCTCGTGAATCAGCTTCAACAGGATTATTCGACATCCATACTGACCATGGGTTGGATCGAGAACTCTACCAGACTGAATACCAGTGACACTTCCACCCCGCAGCAGATACGAGGATTGGAAGCCGTCCGTGAGTTGCTCCAAACCAGCTATCAAGGCACACCGTTTCAAATCGCTTGGGTTTGCAATTCCGAGGCGATTTGTGGGACGTGGCTTGCCAATACCAAGTACACCAACCCGCAACCAAGTGGGCTTGGTTCGATTAGTGCGGCTGCCTGCCCGGTACAGCCGTTTACTCAGGTTCGGGATACCAACGGAAACATTCAGGTAATCACCATCTACGGGACCACGGGAAGCACCCAGCCTACTTGGAATGCCGCTGTTGGTGGAATCACGACCGATGGCACCGTGACTTGGACGTGCATCGACCCGAACGGCGTCAGCTTTCGACTGTCCCCGCTACCGCCGCAGAACAGTGTTGTGTGGAGTATTCAACCTTACTTTCAAGCGAAGCCAATCCTTGTTACCGCTATCTCGCAAACTTGGCCGATACCCGACACGCTAAATTTTGTCTACAAGCAAGGCTTCTTCGCAAAGTCCTTGAAGCTCGCCGAAGATCCCCGCTGGGAAAAAGAGTATGCCCTGTTCGAAGCGATGATTAAGAAGGCTGTAGGAAGCGCCGACCGTGAAGCCGAAAGTCTCGGGATGTACCCGAGCCATGGTCTTCAGGGTGGTGGAGGAAGCGGTAGCAGCCCCAACGATTACACGGGGGCTCCTCCAGGAACATTCACACCATGGGGGTGGTAATTGTCCGATCTTTCAATAATGCAAATCGCCGGGGCGCAGCCGAGCAAACCAAGTAAATTCACTCCGCTGACGGCTCGCCGTGTCTTTACAGGCTATTTCCCCAATCGCAACCCCCTTGTCGAACCCGGCTCACGTGTTGACGCACTCTTTTATAAAGGCCGAACCGATTCTATTTGGGATGGGCAAAATACCGAAGTATCGCAGTATGGCACCCTAATCCGGCGTCCAGGTTTCACCCAATACAGCACCGCACAGATTACTGCTGGACTTACTGGTACGGGCTCTGGTGCCGGTTCTGTATCTTTTCCAGACAGCTTAGCGAGTATTACCAACTCGAACGTCTCAGCAGCAACAACCTACAACGAAACCAACGTTCCTGCAAACTTCGGGGTATCCGCTGTAACCGCTGGCAGCACAGCCACGACAAGTACGACTGTCGCCGGTTCAGCCGGTTCGGGCGGCACAGCTACTACGCTCACGCTTACCCTGACTGTCCTGACTCCAGTACTGACGGGGACTTCTGTTCAGGTTCAGGCAAGTTCCAATGATACTACCTACCCGGTTAGCTCGTATCAGGTGTATCTTGATTCCGTTCTGACTTACACAATGACTGGCGGAGGGTTACTCACTGAGACCCTAACAGGTCTTACAGTGGGTGTCCACACGGTAGGTGTTAAGGTATGGAATACTCATGGGACAAATGCCACAGTTACCTCCACTGTTGTAGTGGGAGGAGCGGATGTACTCACCCTTGTTTTATTGACGCCAACTATTACCGCCAACTCAATCCAGATTGAAGCAAGCGCCAGCGACTCAAGCACATATCCTGTCACCGCAATCCAGGTGTACCTTGATGGCAGCTCCACCCCGGTATTCACTTCCGCTACAACACCTCCGATTACGCCAATCAATTACACCATCACGGGTGTGACTGGTTATCATACGGTGGTCACGAAGGCGTGGAATACCCTTGGCGCTGAAGTTTCCATCTCCTCGATTTGCTACCTAACTTCAGGAAGCCCTGTCACCGTTATCAACACGAGTGGCGGAACCCAGGCGGTCAACCCGGCAATTCAGGATTTGAGCTTGAACACCGCCCAGCCGGTGAACATTAGCAAGACATCTTTGCATACGCTCATGCCGACCGGATGGGGCGGAAAAGTCATAGGGTGGCTGGTTGGCTGGTTTGGCTATACCGGAGCTAGTCACATCAGTGTGGGCTACACCAGCAACACTAACGCTCAAGTCAATGCGCAGCTTGCCGATATGTACAGCCGTGGCATTGACTGCGTGGTACTTGACTGGTACGGAACCTCACTCCTCAATGCCCCCAACGATAGCGTTCTGAATGCGATTGTCGCAGGGATAGGGAACTATCCTGGCATGACGTTTGCCATCTCCATCGATCAACAGTACTTTGCCTTGAACGGATATACGGCAGGCACTTACCAGACAGGGATTATCGCTGCAATTAACCACCTTTCGACATACTTTAGCAACTCACAGTACGAGAAGAACGGGGGTGATCCAATCATCTTGATGTGGGATGTAGCCTCGGTTGCCGGTGCAAACATTAACTGGGCAACGGTACAAGCAGCTATTCCCACCGGAACCAAAGTCATCCAATATCAGGCGTCTGGATTCTCGATAGCGGATTCAGCAGGTTCATTCTTCTGGATTGATACCACCGACAAGACTCCCGTTGACGGAACTGGTTATCTTACCGGAACAGTATTTCCAGCTCTCACCGCAAATCAATCGATGATTTGTATGTCCGCTGCGTGGCCGGGTTTCGATGGCACCCTGACAAATAAGACAGCGTGGAGTCTTGGGAAGTATATAGATCGTCAGTGGGGCAGTACGTGGCTTGCTTGGTGGGCGGCAAACAACACGTATGTTACCTCAGGAAAGCGCATCGATTATATCGTCATCGGCACGTGGGACGACTACGAGGAAGGTTCATCGATTGAACCCGGTATCTTAAGCAATGTAGTTATCACGCCGACAATGACCGGGAAAACTCTCAGTTTTTCGGCCGCTGGTAACACCGCCGTCATGGCGAACTATAACATCTTAGTGAGCCCTGACGGGATAAACTACACACAAGTCGAGTCAACAACCAACTCTACAACCTATTCCCTTGACTTGGACACTCTGAATTTACCAGCGGGAACATATCATGTATATGTGCAGGCGGAAGGAATGCCATGCATAGTAAATGTATTATCTTCTCCTGTAACGTATATTTCTGCTGCCTACGGCGGCGGTAGTGAGAGTGGCAGTAGCGGCGGGAATCTACCTTCGCCAGCTATCAGCTTTTGCTCGTTCCAGCATTTTGATCAGACGATCAGCGTTCATGCTGATACCGCATCCGGCGTCTATACGATTACGCCAACGACCTCTACTCAGTTATTCGCCAAGAGCACTGGGGCGGGTCAGACATATTTCCAGAGTGTAGGTCCGTGGCTGTTCATGAGCGATGGCGTTGACCAGCTCAAATGGAATGGCACGGTGTTGGAAACTTGGGGCATCAACCCCCCGATGTCCGCTCCGACGCTTTCATTTACCTATGGCACGGCAAACACGTATCAGCCCACCGGATGGTCATGGGTCTATTGCTATCAGAATGCCACCACGGGTGCTATTTCGACCGCTTCGCCAGTTTCCGCCAGCACCAATGTGATGTTAGATTTCACGGCGGGTTTGACCGGCGAGGCTAGTACCGATCCGCAAACTTCAAATATTTTAATTTTCCGCACAACGGATGGCGGGGCTACATACCTTTACGAGGCGTCGATTGCCAACCCCGGCTCTGGTACGTGGTCATACACCGACACTGGAGCCACCAGCGATGTTCAGTTAAATATTTTCATGGAAGCGCCTCAAGCTATGGCGAATAACCCCCCGCCAGCGGGGCTAGGTGGTCTTTGTTACTTCGCAGAACGAATTTGGGGGTTTGTCAACACTACCCAAGGCTGCTATGTCAATTACTCCGCCGGTCCTGACTGCACTGTAGGAAATGGGAATGAGGCATTTCCGCCACTGAATTATTTTCAGTACCCGTCTGCTGTCATCGCTCTCGTGCCGTTTGCAAATGGTATCCATGTTTTCACTGTCAACGATATCTATGTCATTCGGGGAACGATCTCAGCCACGGCTTGGGCAGACGGAGCAACCAGCGGCACGATCTTCAATAGCAATATTTACCAGCGGAACATCGGGCTGCTGTCGTGGAACGCCGTCGATTGGGACGGCAGCAATACTTACTTCTTTTCCACCGACCGCCGTCTGCTGATGATTAGTCCAACCGTAGGCGGGGTAGCTGATCTTGGCTTCCCCATCGGTAATGTTTTGATGGATTTTAATCCAAACACCTCGTATGTCGCCTGCCACTCGTATGGGATGCAGGATCAGGCTGTATTTATATTCGATGGTGCTGGGAATTGTTTCCGCTGTAACCCCAACCAGACGCCCGAAGGCGGGGCGTGCTGGAGCACCAAAGGCGTGGTTACAGGAGGAAGTGGAGCCATGGTATCGGTTGAGACCAGTCCCGGAGTTCACCGGCTTTTGGTGGGGTCTGGAAATAATGTGTGGTTCAGGGATTGGACTAGCTTCAGCGATAACGGCTCAGCGTACTCCGCATACGTCACGTTTGGAAGTTTGGTATTAGCCCAGCCCGGTACATTGGCTGAGGTTCAGTGCATCACGCTGGAGAGCGAAGCCATTGGAACACAAGCCAGCATGTCTGTTTTGTTAAATGAAATCTCCGGGGATTTTGAGACGCTGAGTAACTACGTGCCCGATCCGCCGCAGTTGCCAGCAAGCACTTCCATGATGAGTAATCGGTTTTATTTGAACCAAGGAACTCAACCTGTTGTCTGCCAGCACATGCAAATTAAACTCGATTTCGTTGCCGAGGACGCAGCCAACGAGCTTTTAGGGTTCTCGATATACGGAGCCATACACCCAGAGTAACTATGCCGACTATCGCCCAATCTTCGATCACATTATCCACGCCAACGCTTAGCGCCTCTAATGTGGACGCTACGGCTTTCTCCGCCCCGTCGCAGTCGATTATCCCCATTGTTGCAGCGCTACCTTCAGAGGACATAATAGCCACCACTACCGCATCCGTCTATGCCGCACAGACAAATGGAATACCTGCCCAGATGGGCTGGCAGTGGACAGCGACGGCTCCCGCTGCCCCATCACAGGCTGCAATGATAGCTAGCACTCTGAGTGCGAATAAAATTACAGGAACTGGTATCCCTAATCAAGTAGGCAATGTCTATGCGAGTGAATCTCCGTATAAGCTGCGGGACAATACCCTGTGCTCACTGGTAGCAGTGGAATATGTACCCGCTGCGGGAGACCATAACTTTAGTAAGGTTCAGATATGGTTCACGGGGTATTCCACCTGCCCAACCCCGCAGCTAATGGCTGAAGGTTCAGAGAGCCCCGTATCGTTCTTATGTGATACCACATACCAAACCGTGACCGTGACCGTGGTAGCAGTAGGACCATCGGGCTTGAGCGCACCTTTTGCCGGAGCCCCGACTTGTACAGTTGACCTCAACGGGGTTGTTACAGCTCCACCTCCGCCGAGTATCGCCGAAATGCGCACGGCTCTGCCGGGTGATGTTGGTTGGGAATTCTCTTTCAATGTGGTCAATGGGCTGGAGGCGGACGTTATAGACGGATATTGGCTTTATCGCTCAACGTCTAGCACAACCCCTGTACCACCACTTTGTCGCTGGAAATATATCAAGCAGCCAACAACCAACATCGGAATACAAACCGAGCAGGATTATACGACAGCTCTTTATTACTATTGGGTATCGTCATCTTCGACTAGTGGACTTGAATCCTCGTTGCAATCGGTTGGCGTGACAGAATTCGTTGTCTCCGAATACCCAACTGGCAATGCCACGGCATATCCAACCGGACTATATCCAGTTGGTGTTAGCACAATCAACGTCAAAATTTACGCCTGGGCGGGCGCTAATAACGGTATCAACGGACGCACCCCTGCCAATATCAGCATTCCTGCTTATACCTGGACTGGTCAGTCAGTCATCTTCAATTGCCAGAACGTGAACGCCAAGCCGATGGTCAACAACGGAGTGGACGGAGCAGGTAACTACTACCCAGACAAAGACTTCCCGCTGTATCCGCTGGGTGCTAGTGGGTTCAGTAGCTTCGACATGATTGTCACA